CAGTAAGTCCTGAACATTCGGTGATACGAATGTTAGAACGGTTTGCCTTTGAGGGCTGGGTTGATTCCGCTGAACAGGCATTACGCTTCTACTTCTTCAACTTCTTCTAGCTGCTCTGCGTCAGATTCCTCTGCTTCAGGTTTTTCTTCAAGAGCTTTGTGAAGTCTTGAATCTAAATCTGCTTGAGATTCTGATAGAGCTTTTACATGTTCTGTGAGAGTTGAAATAGTTTCTAATAAGGCTTCATCAAAAGATTTATTGGTATCTTCAGATTCTTCCTCTCTAGATTCTTCTTCTTCCTCTTCTTTGTCTTCTTTTCTTAATTCTTCCAGAGTCATGTTATTACAAATATTTAAATAAGTGGGTATATAAAGATTTTGCCTAGATTTATATTAGTTAGTTCGTCTTCTTGGGGCTGGTTTTCTAGCATCTATTTTATTAGGATCATTTACATTCATTGGAGGTTCATCACCTGTTATTGTAGATGCTGCTTCTCTTAATTTTATTTTTTGTTTGTTATTTGTTCCTCGCATATGATCCATTGAACCTATTCTAGCAGATGTTGATTGTCGTTGAAACTGACTAACTTTCATATGATTATTTAAACTTTTTAATTTTAATATTTTCTCATGTTTCTCTAAACTTGCTTTAATAATGTCTAATACCTTTGTATTGACTGTTTTATCATAAGATGCATTCACAAATTTGTTTTCAGGTTGTGTGGTTCTTACTCTTGCAATAGTACTACTTTCTTCTTCTTCCATACCATTTTGTCTATTCATATTGGCAACATCATTTCTAACACCACCAGTTTGATTTAGTGTGGTATCTGCTTTTCCTTCAAATTCCATGTCTTTTGCAGGTGATACTGATTCATCATCATCTCCTTTTGTTGCATAATAGCCACCATTTGCTTGGTTTTGGTTATATACTTTTGAGTTATCACCATCTGCATTTGACCAGTCTTTATCTTGTTCATCATCTTTATCTTTTTTTGTCTTTTTCTTCTTCTTCTTTTCTTTATCTTTGTTTTGGTGAACGGCATTAAAGTTATCAGTTGTATTAACTGTACCTGCATCCGTTGGTGCTTTATTTGTTGTTGATGGATTTCCTGATTCTATATTTTCATATGCCTCAGTTTTAGATTTTTTTTCTCCATCTTGTACAGTATTT